AACAGGTGTTAGTATTCAATTAGAATATAAACTACAAGGAGTAGGTACATTATGTCAATTTAATAGAGCTATTGCATTTATAAAACCAACTCAAGAAGAACCCAATGCTCAAAACCCTAGTGAAGTTTGTCCTAATCCCATATTCAGTGGTGACTCAGGATCTTTCTTACTAGCAGATATAAACGGAACAGTAAAAATAGTAGGACTTTGCTATGCTGGAAGTACGAATGCTTCAGGTGTAGCGATTATAGGTTATGCATGTAGGATAGATGATGTAGCAGACCAATTAGGAATAGAACAATATGTAGACACAGCAACTGATGCTGGAGTTATGGTAGATCCAGATACTATTGAATATATAACTGTACCCGGTCAAAGCGATCAAAAGTTTATTTTATGTGAAAACGAAGAATACTGGCAAGTAGGATTTACAGGTTCACTAGAAGCTAATTGTGGTGGTAATACTACTACAACAACTACTACTCCTACACCTACCACTACAACAACAAGTAGTTCTACAAGTACTAGCACGTCCACTAGCACCTCTACTAGTACAAGCACAAGTACAAGTACTACTAGCACATCAACTAGTACCTCTACGAGCACTTCTACGAGCACTTCTACTAGCACAAGTACAAGTACAAGCACAAGCACCAGTACGTCTACTACATCAACTAGTACATCAACTAGTACATCATCAACCACAACAACTACAACTACTGCTGCCCAATCAACAATCAATTGGACTTTAGAAACAGCTACGCCTACTGATATAGGAACTGTAGATATAGAAATAAAAGTTAATGGTAATGTAGTTGCTACTTCTAGTATTACTCAACCATACACTCCTACTAATGGTGGTATTTTCTGTAACGTTGGTGATTCAGTCATTTTTGCAATAACTAATACCTTAGCAGGAACTCATACTTTCCAGAACAAGTTAGAATATAATGGTGCTACATTAATAAATAGTACACAAACTGGTAATAATAGCATGTTTAATAATACTAGTATTGTTGCTACTGCAGGTACTAATTTGGCAGAGTTCTTTGGAAACATTATTGCTCCAACAACTACTACTACTACTAGTACTAGTACTTCAACAACTACCACTAGCACTTCAACAAGTACTACTACCACTACAACTACTAAAGCTACTGTTTTAGGAACAATAAGAATGCAAGTTAACTTTAGTACAGATGATCCAACTACTCAGACACAAAAACTTACAAATACAACTACTGGTGTAGTAGAGTATGAAAAAGGGATGGAAATTGCGAACAATGGAACTTATCAGCATACTTTTACTATTGGTGATGATTATGAATTTGAAACTTGGTATACGAATAGTACTCAGAGTCTGATGACTCAACAGAATGGTGGTGGTGCTGGTATGACTCCTTTTGGTCAAGGTTCATCTCAACTTGCAGGTTACTTCTGGAAACTATCAAATACATTTAAGTGTACAACTAATAGTCCAATTCCTATTATTGAATCAACCGTAACCTAATAATTAAAATAAAATATTAAAACAAAAAATTATGTCAACACAAAATTGCTCAAATTGTTATAACGGCTGTACTGAGATCACCTCAGACAAGTGCGTTAAATATACAGGTGTAGACGTTCCTATATTAGGAATAAAAAATGGAGACTCTCTATCTTATGTAGAGCAAGCTCTTATTACCTTTTTAGGTGCTGCACTTGATGGTACAGGTATACAACCTGTAGTTGCCCCTTCAGACGTGTGCCCTGAGGTACAAGCGTATCTGAACGAGTGTGATCCCTTAACTTTAAATAACTATCTTACTGGTATTATTAAAGCTATCTGTGACTTAAATGAACAAGTAGCAGAACTAGATGGTAGTGTATCAAGCACTCCTTATAATTTAGAATGCGTATCAGGTGTGTCAGATGATACTAGTACTAGAGATGTATTACAACAGACTATAGTAAAATTATGTGAAGTTGAGCAGTCACTAAATCTTTTTATTACTGATGTTACAAACAACTATGTACAAATTGTTGATATAGATACATACATAGAGAATTATCTAAACAACAATCCATCTCAACAACTTATAAGTAATCGAATGGTTCCTTTCTCTGCACAACCATATTTTGGATCCTTAAATGTATTTGATGCTTCAGGTGCAGGTATAGGTGTATGGGATAGAATCTTTCTATGTAATGGACAAAATGGAACACCAGATCTAAGAGGAAGAGTTGTAGTTGCTTCAACCGATATGGGTGGAGGTTCTTTAGCTAGTGTAGTCGATCCATCGATTGCTGGTAATCCTGCATACGATTTTGGAACAGTTCATGGATCTAATCAAGTTACTTTAACTACTGCTCAGATCCCTTCACATAATCATAACAATGTGGCTACTTCAGTAATAACTCCTGCAAACCACACACACCATTGTGTGTCTTTAGGAAATCTTGATGAGACTGATCCCCCAACTCCTAATAATTTTGTTCAGGAAGCAAAATCAACAGGAGGTAACTTAGGATACGCTCTGAGAGGAACATCAGTTTCAGCTAGTGTAGGATTAACTGAC